TACCCACTACAGACAAATACGCCATGCTCATAGGCTGTAGTGGGTAGTTTATCGCTCCTGAGACGTACGCTTGCATTATGTCGTTAGCAGTCCCAAGAGTTGTATTATAGCCAAGCACGAATTTGTTTAAATTGGAGTTATCCATCCCCCAAGACCACGTTGGCCCCGTATCGAGTGCAGACTGGAAAAAGGGGTCTCCAGCTACCTCACCGCCTGTAGTGGCTGAAATTCTTGCTGTTGCATTAGCTAGATTTGAGTAATTCTTGCATAACAAACTTCTCGTTAATGCTGCGTCTGCGGATACCGTGAAGTTATTAAGACATTTGTTGCCAAGTTGATTAAATGTTGTCATACGTAAACTGGGTTTCCTTTAACGTTAAGAACTGTCCATTCTGTATCGGCGACTGTACATAGTAATTGTATGCCGTCAAATCCATCACTAGATGATACAGAGCCTCCAATGCCGGCAGTAGAGAAAATAGTTGAATCAAATATAATTTGTTGTCCCGCATTCTGTGCAATAGTCCAGCCTCCGACGAAGGCACCTTGTATATAGATCACTGTGCCGATATCTGATAGTAACGGCAGAGTCAATATCAAAGGGGCTCCGGCAGCTGTATAGTAGCCTCTATCTGGTATCATTGTAGTATCAACGAGTAACTGTATCCACACCGGAAATTCTGCGGAAATTGTGATTGTGTCAACAGCTGTTGACGTAGTAAAAGTCCCCGTTGCTGGATCGCCGAATAGATTTACGTTATTTGCCACTGGGACGATAGGGAGCCCAAAATCTGGCGTAATCTGCGTTATCTGTGCCGGCCCCGCGGTATTGCCAATCCATATTCCAAATGTCGTCGATTTTCTAACTAGCGTCCACACTGTATCAGCGACTGTGTTTATCCACCTGTCGCCAGGAGTGTATGGCTTAAAATCAATGGTGTTTATTGGATTGCGAGTTTTGAAATAAAGCTGCCCTACATTAGTTTCTCTTAGTCCTACGTAGCCAGTTGGATTTTGCGATGGTAATTCTGTACTCATATTTTGATTTTAACCTATTTTTTGTATCTGCATAACGGTGCATACTCCACCCATGACGTCAACAACTTTTGTTGATCCAGAGACTTTAATTTCACAATATATAGTCTCGCCAGCAGCACATTTTAAAATTTGCGTTAACACAAATGAATATTGCGCAAAGTTATCTCTGCATAGGTATGGGCCTACTTCCGTCGTTCCGTATTTAGTAGCACCTTTGACAAAAGAAATTTGTCCTGTAGTATGCCCAGCTGCCAATCCACCGACACATACAGCAGCTGCACAGAGGTAGATTCCAGCTGTCCCGCATGTAAATATGCCAGTACCGGTATCATATTCGCCTTGATGGTCGTACTCCTCACTCCCAAAAACTACGACATACCCCGTTCCATCGCCCGTTACGTTTGCAGCATCTAACCCTCGTTGTACTCCACATCCACTCTGAATAGGTGTGGACACAATTCCAGAGCTCAGAGTTTGCAATACAGTACCAGCAGCACTAGCCAGTGTGCAGTTTCCAGTGCCACATTTTAGTTCAAGAGCCGAAGCGCCGGTTACATTGCCTATTGTTGTCGTGCGAGCAGCTGCACCAGTTCCAATATTTATAACTCCTGATGTAGCGTCTGCCCCGATGTTCATTGTGCCACCAGAAAACGCAACGTTGGCGTTTGTAACTTGATTGTCCCAAGAATTTATTGACGGCATTTTCCCACCTTATACCACTGTTAAATTTCCGATTGCCGATAATGCAGTAAACTCTAAATTTGCAACCGTGCATACAAGCCTAATAGCGTCATATTGCAAAGATGCTGCTATAGAACCGCCCACACCTACGCTAGAGCTTACGTTACCCGCGTGTATCGTCTGATTCGCCAATTGAGCAATAAGCCACAGCCCCGCCCCCTTTCCGACGACTTCTATTGTGTCGCCGACTTTTGCAACTGCCGGGAGAGTTAGCGTCACCAACGAAATTCTATTGGCTATCACGCCCCTGTTAACTACTAAATCAGCTCCTGCTGCGGTAACCTCTGTAAATCTCTGTGCGTCATCTAGCTCATCGAGGGCAGATTGTACGTTGGTATCAGCAGACGATAACCAACCATTAAAATCAGTCACGACGGTGTTGACCAATGCAGCGGTATTTGTCCCACCAGTTGAAAGAGTTTGTTTCAGAGTAGATTTTGAAATAGTGACTTGGACAATTGCATTTGTAGATTGCCTAAAAATGATGTATCCGAGTTGGGCCATCTCTAGCAATGCTAATTCATTTGTTGCCCGTGCGCATGTACCATTTGCAATAGCGGTATTTGCGTTAGTTGTATTTGAGTACGTTGTAGTATCGAGTACGGCAAAATACAGAGGAGTCGTTGAGTTTAAATTGTTTTTTGATACATATAGCGTGTAAACGCCATACCTACCGGCTGGCAATGCAGCTACAACTCCGGCGTTGTTATAATGCCCTGAGAATGTATCTGTAGCATTGTATAATGCCCATTTTCCAGCGGCTAAAGTAAAGTATTTATAAAATGCAATCCCAACGCCACCAGAATCTGGAATCGTAGTATCCAGTCCATGATCTGAGAGTACGTCAGCGCCGTTAATCTGAATTTTTTGTGTGCCATTAATGGTTATATTTGCGCCATTATTGACATTTTGAATAACAGGACCGACGATATCATGTAGGTAGTTCGATGCCGATGATTGGAATGAATATGGGTGGTCTTCCCGGACTGTTACCTGGTTATTTGCAACAGCTGTTGAGTCCCGAAGGCATTCGAATAAAACGATATAATTTTCATATAGAGCGTCCGTATGAGCTGTTGCAGCCCCGATAGTGCCTGTAGAGTCGATGTAGATGAAATATGTATTTCCGGCAACCATGCCAACATAGTTTTGTGCCACCCACGTAACTCGTTTGCCCTGAATATACCCTGTGCCACCGACCAAGAGCTGAAATGTACCAAGAGTGGTATCATCGAAATATGGTCCAGCAGCAGCCCATGAGTAGAACCCAGTGTCTTTCATCCTCGTTATGTTGTCCGACCACATTTCTGCCGTGCGAGTTACACCCTCTAGGGATGTCGTTATCGTTCCAGCCAGTACGTTGCTAGTTGGGAAATTAACATTGACGGTTTTTATCGACCCTGTACCACCAATTGCCGTAGCATTTGACGTGCCGACGATCACTGAGTCCAGCGTCATTTCGGTAGCCGAGTTGTGCGTTATAGCCTGTATAGCTCCTGATGCTATCCTGGACATGGCAATTTTAACGAAATGCGTGCCAGCAGAGGCTATATTATTTTGAAATACTGATGCACCAATTAGCTGTGACGTGCCGGCGCCATTGAGTAAAATAGGGCAACTCACGGTCATGGAGAAAATTGAGACATTCCCATTTGCCGTCATAGTATTTGTATTGCCGACACCAAGAGTGCCGTGATTCATGGACACAGAAGCGCTCGCTGTGTTGGTGACAATGCCGTTTTGCGTTGAGTTGTCGAGGCAATATCGAAATCGCATCGCCCCCGTCCAATTTGTCAAATTGCAGATATAGCCATTGGTCAAATTGAAAACACACCATGAAAATGTTATTATCGTGGTTCCAGCAGCAGCGGAAGATAAAATGTGCGTCCCTGAGTTTAACCCACATCTCGTAAATGAAATAGCACCAGCAGCTGGCGGTGTATGAATACCGACTATAATTGTTAAAGCTGAATCTGCTCCCTCTAGGTCTATGGTATCGTATAGGGTAAGATTTTCCGTGTATGTCCCTGAGCGTATCCAGATACATGCGTTTCCACCCTCCGCTACAGCTGCATTTATCGCGGATTGTATCGTCGTATATGGAGAGCCAGTAGTCACATTGTCAACTACATAGCGAGAGTTTGAATATCGGTTTGTTGAGTTTACTAAAACCATTTTATACCGCCGTCCAGTTGCCAATTACGCTGACGACTTGCCAGAGCGTATCAGCTGTTTTACAAACTAATTTTAGAGTGTCCCCGATTGCAGACGATGTTAACGTGCCACCGGCGCCTAGTGTTGTATTAAACGCCCCTATAGATATCTGCTGTCCCGCTGCCTGAGTAAATTGAACTCCAAGAGCTGTATTTATATTTGCAACCTCGATGACATCACCGATAACTGATGTCGCCGGTAGAGATAGTGTAAGAGTGCCCGCCTTGTTGCAAAAATAGCCATTCTGGACAGCTGCAGCCTGGTTTGCCGTTATTACAGACCACGTTAATGCCACTGGTGGCAAAGATTGCGTTCCGAGTTGCCCTGTTGTTGTATCTAGAGTTACCATTGCCGTATTGGCTACAACAACTCCAGTGATACCAGCTATGTAGCATTTATTTTGTTGAGCTGCTCCCCCACCCTGAGTTCCGATTCTAATTGTGTTGCTCTCAGCTGCCACGCCATCATTTCGTATGACAATATTGCCCTGCTCTGCATTGACGTAGGCCGTCCCCGCTCCGGAGCCTATTGCAATTATTTGGGTACAATGCAACCCATTATTTAGAGCCTGATAACCAACTATTGTGTTGTTGTCTCCATCGCGTAAATTACCTGCCTGGTACCCTACTGTCGTATTATTGGATCCGCTCGTGATGGAATACATTGCTGAGGTGCCTATGGCGCAATTAGCAGCCCCTGTAGCATTTCCTGAGCCCATTGCAACACGGCCAACGGCGACGTTATCATTGCCTGTGCATCCATAAAATGCCTCGAAGCCAACGCCAGTATTCCCGCTGCCTATTAAATTCTGCCCTGAGCCACCCCCTACGCACGTATTCTGGGAAGTTGTACTCAGTGAGCAAAGAGACAATTCCCCAACTGCCGTGTTGGTATTTCCCGTCGACAAGGCAATGAGCGCTGCATACCCAATTCCAGTATTATTTTTACCAGTAATTGTGTAATTTCCAGTGTTGCGACCTAAAAAAGTATTGTTATCTCCGAGGCCAGTATCGCCGTAGTTGTGAAGAAATCTATCGCCACCTAGAGAGTATAACCCCTTAGCCCCTGTATTATTCGTCGTTGGCTGAGAAATACTATTATTTAGACATATGTCTACAGTGTTTCCAGCCCCCACGGTATTTATATTTGTTGCAAATCCTCCAGTAGACGTAGCGCCATAAATGTTAAGAACATTTAAAGATGGAGCTGCCGTACCGGCATCTGTTGGAAAACTCTCCCCGACTATACCAGAGGTCGCAACAGTAATTGTTCCCGAGCCTGGAGTTACCGTTATGCCAGTTCCAGCCCCTAGTGACCCCACTTTAATATGAGGAGCAGCAGTAGACCCGATTAGCAGTTGACCGTCAGCCGTGACAGCACCGGGTGAATCGGTGCCGTCAAACTGCACATTATCGGCATACATTATTTTATCAGAAAATCCCGGCATAAAGTCCTCAAGAAATAAATGTATACTCTGCTAGCGCCTTCCACTTAATCGTGAGACCAGCTACTCCTGTTACTCTGATGATCGCTGTATTGGCGTTTATCGCTAATTCCGCAGTACATGCCACCAGTGAGGCTTCTTCATATTCATCGACTACCTGGGCCGGTACTAATGCAGCAGCAGCGCCAGTAGTCCGTACGGAGCCTCTAATGCTATATCCTGCACCTGATGGAGTTGCTGCGTTAAATCCAGCCACTTTGACTTCGAATGTATACGTGCCAGGTACTGCGCCTAGAGCAAACGTAATTAAATCAGCGGTTACAGCGCCTATCGTCTGCCCTGTGCCTGATAGCGATGTATCCAGTAGAGTGATTGTGATAGTACTGCCAGCTCCTGAAGTGGCGATTCCAGTCGTCCCACCGCCAGGAGTGACAATATTGAGATTCCCTAGAGCTGGTACTGCAATACCAGAATCCGTTGTGTACTGAGTGGCAATTGGGAGAGATGCTATAGAGACAATTCCAGCCTGAGACATAGCCTAGCCCTCCGCGTATTGTGCAACAAAATATACGTTGCCTACTCCGGCAGCTCCCTTAACCCATACCTGGGTGCCTTTTGCGATGGTAAGGCCACCCTCTCTGGATGCATTTGAGCACTCATCGTATAAGAAAAAAGCACCTGCTGGGCAAACGTCGTTGTCAGATACTCCATCAAAAGATACCGTTACTGGTACTGTGGAGGCGTTTACCATTTTTACCAAAAAGGGATTATGCCCTAGTGGGCCACCTAGAGGTAGGTAAGCCCCGGCGAATGCTGCTGAATTTATCGTACGTAAATCTTCAAAGCGCGCTCGAATTGATAGTGAACTCATTTTTTTACGTTGCCTCTACTAAAATCCAATCCACAATCGAAACGTCAGCTGCAACAACACCCGCTGGTGCTGCTGGGTCTATGGCGTCAATGACAAAAGACACCCCTGGGGTGATTGTACCGGCAGAAATCAAGCCACACGCTACTGAGGCATTTACGCTTGCTCGAGTTGCAAAAACGCGAGTATTTGCCGTCACTGTTGTATTAGCTAAAATTTTACTACCAGCTACAAGAGTCGTCTGCCCCATGCGAGCGTTGGCGCCCTCTTTGATTCTGATTCCATTACCAGCAGTGGCGAGAGATAGGTAACCATTTGTGGCTATAAAATTGCCTAGAGTAGATACGACGTTGCCGGCGGTGGCGGTGATATTTCCATTTGTGGCGGTAATATTTCCCAATGTCGAGACAATATCGCCAGCAGTTGCCGTTATATTCCCAGCGGTAGCCGTGATGTTTCCTAGGGTAGATACAATATTGCCAGCTGTAGCCGTAATGTTCCCCAATGTCGAGGTAATATTCCCAGCTGTGGCGATTATTGGCCCAGCAGTCACTGTAATTCCGCCTGAGGTCACGCTTACAATCCCAGCACCCTTAGGAGTCATTACGAGGTTAATCGCCGCGTTTGTGCCAACTCCAGCCCATGTATTGCCATTAAGCCGAGTTGATGTGGCAGCAGTTGCAGTGACAAAATTAGTTGCCGTGATTGTGACAAATGTTGAGGACACAGAGCCGAGAATTAGCCATGTAGCGACGCCACCAGCGTTTGATGTCAGCCCATACATATTCCCGCCAACTCTATCTACCCATACCATGCCTAAACTGTAGCCAGTATCGTTTACTGTCGGTGCTCTCCTGGCGATTATCGGGGTTGGAAATTGAGTTGAAAGAGGGGATGGAGTGCCATATGACTCCTGAGACTGGTCTTGAAGATGCTTTACCATATATGCTCCTGTGTTTTTGGTAATTTTTTCTTTACAATACCACGTACACATTGTTGTGTCAAAAATATTTTAACAGAGTATGTTAAAGTTTGACTTACATGGAGTGTTCACTATGGATTCTCTAATTTTGCTCACGTTTTACGTTGCAAACATTTCTTTTGTTGTCGGAGGATATATGTATGTAAAAAATTTCTGTGTCGCCGAGGAAGCACAGCAGCAGAAATATAGACAAATGACGCAACTAGAAATAAATTTACTAAACAAGAAAATCGAGGTTATAATAAGTAAAAATGGCGATCGCTGATATAACTATTGTTATTATATGGATGTTCTTGTTATATTGGATTCTACAGAAACTCAAGGATTAAGAATGGATTGGAATAATCTGCAGCCACTTGTCTACATGGCAGCCCTATATGGCTTTGTATGGTCAATGAGAAAAGATTCTAAGGACGATTATCTTAGGCTAGAAAAGAAGTTAGATATGTGGCGTGACGAGACAAACTCTAAAATCGACTTATGGAGAGATGAATCAATTAAAAAATTTGATCTAGTACATGAAGAGATGAAAGAATTTCACGGTAAGTTATGCGAAATCGAAGGAAGAAGGAGAATAGATTAAAAATGGACTGGACACAACTAGCAGTGTTTATGGTAAGCGTATTTGGCCTTTTTTTGTGGACTCGATCAGAATCAAGAGCAGATTGTAGGAGAATAGAAGATTTAATATCAGCAATCAAAGATGAAATTAAAGATTTTCATGGCAGATTGTGTGGAATAGAAGGAAATTTAAAAAAGAAGGATTAAAAAATGGATACAATTTTAGAAATAATAATGTTTTTCGTTTACACAAGTTTAATTTTGACGTTTATAGGAGCTGTTGTAGTTCCAATTATTGGATATACATTGATTGGATTGTTTTATCTAATTATGGGTTTTTTCACTATTGCTGATTTTCTTACTCCCCAATGTCTCCGGGACCTTAGGTTCTGAAAATAACTTATCCTTGAAACGATCTTTCAATTTTTTCGAAAATTTTGATAATTTATCCCAACTGCCATTTTTCGCTGCTTTAAGTCCATCAGACCATTCGATCATCAAAGCTGGATTGTCTAGTAAAAAGTTTGCTCTAGCTTTATTAATTCTATTTGCTGAAGAGAACAGATTAGTCGTTGAAATAATATCTTCAACCGTTTCTAAACCGCGAACTTTTGGTTTTAAAAGTAACATTGCTTTTTCTGTTGAAACTAAATCTGTAATTAATTGAGAAAAAGCTTTTTCTGATTCTGGTCCATATGTTGATCTAACTTTATACGGAATTTCGCTTCCTGGTTCCATATATTTTCTAGCTAATTTATAGTCTATTTTTCCTTTAGATATATCAGAAACAAATTCATTTATGTCCTGAATGTTTCTCATATCATGATGAAGTTTATTCTGATTTTTAAAATAATCGGCAAATGGAGAATTCGGATGTGATTTTTCAAATGATTCAGATATAGAAGAATTATACGTTAGCAAGGCGTCTCTTTTCGCTTTATTTTTTGCAGACGACATGCCTGGCTCAAAGTAATCTCCCAATGCCTTACTATTTTTTCTATACTGGTCATATTTTTGTTTTATAGAAAATTGCCCTTTTTTGGGCAAATCTTTTATATGATTGTTAATTTCTTTTGTAAATTCTTTTTCGTACTCACTTTGAGCAATGCCTTTAAATGGCTTCTTTAGGGATGCTGACTTGATCGACTTTGCAACGTCAGAAGAAGATGTTGTCCCAGGTAATGATTCGGCCATTTGGCCCACTTCTTCAAATCCTTTTTCAAGTTCTTTTTTAAATCCTGGAAAATCTTCTGCTATTTTTCTATGAGTTTCATTTTTATTTCTAATATTTTCAGATAAAGCTTCAAATTCTTCAGTTACTTTATTTTTTATTTTGTCTAACTTCCCTGGAGTTACCGCTCTTGGAGTGGTAAGTTTTTCATATCCTCGAGTTGTCATTCCTGAAGCTTTATACGGTGATTTTATGCTTTTTACTGTACTGGAAACTAATTTTGGACCAGTAACAAAACCTGCAATATCCGCAATAGGCTCTGGAACTCCAGCTCCCTTTGCAGTTCTAGATATACCTGTAGCTAAACCAGCTTGCATTCCTCGTTTTATGTATCCTGAACCATTTGTAAGACCGAAAATTTCAGACATTGAATTTATATCTTTTTGCAATTTCGTTTTTGCTTCGGTTGGAAGTCCAGTTGCGTTTTCTATGAGACGAGAAAGATTTTCAAGAGTAGGAGAAAACCCCTCTACATCCTGTGACTCAACTTTCTTTATTGATTCTTCATATTTCTCTGGCGTTATCAACCCTCTATCTTTTAAGTCCTCTATTTCATTTAAAGTTTCTCTTTTGGCACTACCTGCAGAAACATCAAGAACTAAATTTGGGATAGCAGCACTCGCCCTAGCTAATCCCTTTGGAATCTGCATTGCAGTTCTAACACCTGTTTTAAAAGTAGACTCGTCTCCAGAACCAAAAGCATAGTCATTTAATTTTTCCGGCAGCTCCTCTGTAAATTTAGTAATAGGAGTATGCCAATGAGTTTCGGGTTGATCATACTGACCTTGAGAAAGGCCTGAATAATTATCTATATAGCTTTGAAATTTTTCAGGATGAGTTTCTGGAGTTTCTTTTATTTCTGGTTTAATTTCGTTAGATTTAGAATATTTATCTATATAGTTCATTTTTTTGCTTGCTCCGCATATACAGACTCTGGAAGCATTACATAGCCTAAAACTTTAGCCTCTTTTAATGCCTTATCTGAGTCTCCATCATTCTTTTGTTTTAAAAGATCATACATCCTTAAAGTCAAAGGAGCCCCTGATTTTGATTTCCCTTGCGCTAAAAGTTTGTCGTCTGCTTTTTCATTCTCAAGAATTTGCTGCGTTCGGTAACTTTGTACATCAAACCTATGCTCTGCATATTTTCGTTGATATTCTGTAACCTCTCTTCCTATTTTAGCCGGAATATACCCATATTCTTTAGAATATTTATCTCTCAGTTCATTTGCTTTTAATACTTTTGCCATTTTAATATCATTTTCAGCCTTTTGCTGTTCTAATATAATCATATTAGAAGACGTGCTTCTCCCAATTTTAGCGCTTGCCTCTAATATGTTCTTTTCAAGAAATTGATTTAGACGACTACCGGTTGATTTAAGTGAATTCAAATATGACTCTTTATTTGCTGATGCAAATCTTGATACGTTTGCTGGAATAAGTGGGTCTATACCGAATTTACTAGTTAAATATCCATAAAACCCAGAAACATCTCCAGTTTTAACAGCTTGCATGGCTTGATCAAGTTGGCCTGCTTGTAAAATGAGAGGTTCACTAGTTTCATCTATATCAGCTAAAAATTTGGATGATTCAGTCGTTTCTCTTTTTATTAGCGCTTCATCAGATTTTCTGCTGGCTTCTGATTTTTTAAATTCTAACCCCTCTTTAGCTAACGCAAGTTTTTCTACATCTCGCATTGCCATTTGTTGCCTTTGCCGTGCATCATATAGCTGTTTGCGTGCTGTAGCCCCTGGATATCCATTGAGAACATTAGCGAACTCTTCTTCCGACATCTCGCCTAGACTACGCCTACCAGTTTTCGGTGCAATCGCTCCTCCTGGCATAGTGGGCTGTTCTGGCTGTCCTGCTATTGGCTGTTGTTGTTCTGCTGGCTGTGTATTCTGTAATTCCTGGCTGTCTTCCGGCGTTACCCCCATTCGTTGCGCCTGAGCAATATTTGCAGCTGTTGAAGTTGGCGTCGCCTTGGGAGCCTCTTGTGGCCCTTGTATAGCCTCTTGTGGCCCTTGTATAGCCTCTTGTGGCCCTTGTATAGATTGTCGCTGTGTCATTGGCCTATTGTCGTACGATAACCCAAGTGGAGCCACATGTTGAGGTGCCTGGCCACGAGTTCCGCTAGTTATCATATCATTTACTCCACCACCACCGAATTCTTTCATGAAATTTAGATGTTGTGATGCCGGAATTTGCATTAACTGCTGTACAGTCCCAGGGTTTCCAGTGAGTGACCCATACGCTCTAGCTGATTGCTCACGCTGATTTTGCTCTACTGATGCTTCTCTCTGGTCTTGTAACCCCTGAAAATAATTCTGCATCTTTCCCTGAAGATACATTTTCCCCGCACTACCTAGAGTGTCACCGAATGCCTGGCCGATGAGATATGATGTTTTTGGCTGTTGAGCGTATTGTTGTAGATGTTGTATCTGCATTTTAGTACCCTCCCGCTAATGGCCCCGTTGGCGCCTCTGTTATCCTCTGCATGCCACCACCAGCAGCTCTACCGAACATCCCGCCTATACCAGCCCCAATTGCTGTACCTATTCCAGGAACCATAGAGCCAATTGCTGCACCTCCTAGTTGCCCTATCATGCCAGGTAATGCCCCGCCCCAAAATCCAGGTTGTTGCTGCCGTGGGGGGACCTGCATTTGACCGAATGCCTGTGTACCAAGAGCCTGCCCCTGTTGCTGCATCTGCCTATTTTGAGCGAATCTATTAGCGTCTTGTTGCATCTGTAGTGGCATCATTGCAGCGTTAATAGCTGATGGCGCAACGCCAACTTGTTGGCCCCATCTCTGAGCTGGTAGCTGGCTGTATCCTAAGCCAACATTTGCCCCCTGTAGCTGATGCCCGAGCATTTGATTGATTAAGTTCCCCTTAAGCGATGCGAGATTTTCCGCTAAACCAGCCCCTGCACCTCCCATAGCCTGCTGAAATGCTGAACTACGCTGTGCGTCCGGCCCTGTAAATCTCTCTGCAATTTCTGGTACTATTTGCTCGCGAAATTGTCGCATATAGGGAGCTGCAAAATCTTGATAATGATCTTCAGGAGACCTACCTAGAAGATTTGACAAAAACCCAGTGGCTTTCCCTTCTATTGGAGATGTCGGTGGCCCCTTTTGCATGGCATTTTGAAGAAATTTAATGCCCTGTTTCGCTCCTTGAGGTATCTTTATTTTATCGGGTTTGACTTTCTTCTCAAATTGCTTGAGAACCTTCTTTTGGCCGCGATTTAGTGTATCAAATTTCTTTAATTTACCAGAACTTCCCTTGCCCTTTGACCCTTTACTGCTTTTCCCACCTCCACCGCCAGAAACACTGCCAAGTATTTTTTTTGTTCCCCGAACTAGCGGTAACTTGCTAAATATGCCCATAGTGACCTCTTTTTTCTGCATATTAGCAGAAAGAAAATATTTTAATTCTTTAAATATTCGATAACGACATACCCTGATGTTATCGCCGGCGATCCAGCCCCTACATCGATAACAATATTTGCACCAGTTGCCAACATAGTGATAAAATCATTGCCAGCAGCTGAGGCAGCCCATGGTATCGGTCTCCAGTCAGGGACAGCAGTTTTTAGCACCCCAGCTAGCTCTACAATGACATTGATACCTGTTATGCCATGAGCAATATTTGCAGTAGCACCAGCAGCTATAGCCCCTACTGTGACGACTTTTCTATATGCCGATCTTTTTTTCTGGTTGTCATTTGCCGTAAACCATTGCTGCCCTGTCAGTATCTCCTGAAGCTCATATTTGCCGATTTCGTGAGTATTGGTAAATGTCGCCACGTCAGTGTACATCTGGTCTAGCACCCTCCCAAGCTCATCTTTATTTTCGACTGGAAAATGCCGAGTGGTTTGCAAAAATGGGGCTCTAGAATTTACTGGTCCGCTAGTCATTATGTCATCCTCGCGCCTGCTGAAACGTACATGGTCATCGCATGCAATACAAAGTCAAATGCATTGCCATATGTCGGTATTGCAGGGTCTCCAAACGGCCTCGACATCTGGTCATTATTCATTTTAAGCTGCATCCAGTAATTTTGAGATATCGAGCCTACAAATACCCTGTGCCATATTTTTGCCCAATTTGCCTGCCCAGGAATATTTGGATTGTCAGCAAATGTATTTAGGCAATTAGATCCCAACAGGCCAAAATTTGTTGGGAATAACGGGTCATTAATCCCATTAGTATCGTTTTCATTGATGTAAACATTGCAAATAACCTGTCCATTAACCGTCGTGTCAAGGAGAAAATCTACATACCCAAGTTTTGCCTGCATCCCATTGTCATAATATGGTGCAAAAATCTTGGTTTGTATATCGAAATTTTGAACAACTTGTATCTCACCACCTCCGATATATGTACCACCAGCTGCAAGGGTGACGTCGGCCCATGCATGGGGTGTCACCGCGGTATTCCAGTACTGCAAGGTGAATGTATCAGCAGATAATACAGTTTTTATATGGTACGTTATGCCAGAAGTGGTATAGTTAAGCGCCGATGGATTATTGGGTCCTAGGCCATTTATGCCGTTTATAGTAATCCAATGGTCGGATACATTATCGAAGTTATGGTTTACAGAGGTAATTGTAACTGGTGTACCAGCTGTAATGGCTTTTATTGCTCTTGAATTGCCGTTTAACGTCTGCTGATTCATCACTGTGACAAATCCCTGTTGATTGCCGGCAATCGTCTCAGGAGCATATGGTACCGACGTTACAACAATTTGAACTGGACTCTGGAATGTGCCAAAACAGGTATAGCTATCTTTAAACCTAGAGTATGTTTGATTTCTATAGTTGTACACCAAGACGTGATTGTTGAATTTCGGGCTGCCTGTGGAGATTAAATCATTATCTGGAAATGCCCAATATACCAGTTCGGTAATATAATCTCGTATGCCATATACTCGACGTACTTCCTCCCCGAAATTCGCAATTGAAAAGACTTGATTCGGTATCTGTAAATCAATTCTTTTTACAGAGGTGGTATCGTCAGAGGTAATGGCTAAATCGCCAATGGAAAATACCGCGTCGTCAAATGGTATTATGCTGAACGTTGATTCTGCACCGAGCTCTGTATTTATCTTTTGAAATACAAATGGCAATGCTTCGTTGCCTGTATATACTAGCCTCCAACTACTGCGTTCGAATTTTACCAGCAGCACGTCTTTGAGATACTCAACAGAAACGATTTGCTCCTCTGTAGGAGCGTTAAGCCAGCCACCCCGCCCTACTGTATCATCGAGCCACTCTAGCCCCGTAGTCATCAAAGGAGAGCCATTCTGTGACCATCGCACGCGGTTTCTATAGTTCACAGCACCAGCGAGATTTGCTCCCTCCCAGGTGTTGAATGCTACTAGCCGGTCCTTGAATGGCAACAGGGCTAAACATTGCTGCAATCTATCAGCAGCTGCGTTTATCAGCGGGTTAAATGTCGTCCACGTAGTCCCATTATAATACCTGATTGGGTCAGCGCCGGCATTGTTATTCGTGGCCCAGAATAGGTCACCAGTAGCATCGTGGAAGTAATTTGTAGCCCAAAATAAGTCAGAATCGCTTCCAGTCCATGTTGTAGGTGCAGATCCCGTAAGCTCTATAAATTGATTGAGCGTAAAGTCGAATTCATAGGCATATTTTGTGTCAAAAGCAACGAGCTTTTCGATGTTGATTTCGGGCCTATCATACGTCTTTAAGCCCATGCAGGGTAAGCCAGGAGCGTAATATAGACTTATATCTACCGTCAATCCAGCGCCAGGAGCAACGGTAAATGTGAGAGAAATCGCGCCCGTGATGTAGTTTATAGTGCCAGCAGAAATAGTATACGTCCCTCCTGCTACCATCGTCAGAACGCCAGGAGTGGCTAAAGAATCGATATATGTCGTCTGATCTGCATTCCCGCGGCTTATGACTATGGTGACACTACCCACTTGTATCTCTGCATTCGCTTCTGTAGCCCTAACTGAGGCTAACACGTCAGCTACAGCGTAGTTTCCAGCTATCGTGACAGCTAGGGGAAGTTTGCTAGCATATCTGGTGAGCCTGCCAAGAAGTTTGTTGCCACGGCGTCTTTTTATTCTACCCCTCCAGCAATACGCGTCTTCGAGTACCTGAAATGCCTTTTCTGGTATCAAAAATGGCTCTGAATAGGTGTTTAAGCCAGAATTTGGCTCATATTGGGCTATGAGATACGGTGCGTACGCCACTATATACCCCCAAACTGTCCGCCATATGGGTATAGAGATAATCCCGTTTGGTCAGAGTAAATTGTAGATACACGCTCAGAAGAGTATTGCACGATAGTTCGCCTTTGCACCAATCGCATCTGCTCGTCGAGTATGGGGCGATATTTGGCCATGTTATCCATGTCTCCATTATCGCAAAAGATCTTGTCAGCAGCGCCAAGAGCCAATAATTGCCACCATTCTTGCAACTGAGGCGACGATGTAGCAGTTGCCAAAGCTGTCGGGTACTTATATGCCTCAAAAGAAACTGTATACGCCTGGTCTGGCAAAGGAAATAATATAACTTGATCTTGAAAAAAACATGCCGTTTGTGGCCTAGATGCTACATATGGAATATATTGAGCATTAATTGGCGATCCAGCTGCGATAGCTCGCGCGAATCCAAGAGGAGCACCGAAAATAGTAACGAGCCCTGTGACGTAATTAATAGTACCGCGAGCACCAGCAGCAACTGTGGAAGTTGCGTCAAAATCAAATAGCAACCCTGTCGTAGTATGCCCTGTAGCATTTGAGCCTCCATCATCAATTAACGAAACTGAATGGCCGTTGACGTCAGTGCCGGAAATTAAAACATTGAAGTTTATTTGTGAAGCTGGAATATCTGTTGTACCAACGACAGAGACGGAATACGCTCCTGGTGGATTGGGCTTCCATCCAGGGCAAATTGGATGCTGAGTTAGAGTAAAATTGTATGGGCCAACGGTGCCGTTACCAGTGCTCACACGCTCCATATACTGCAAGCGCGGGTTGCCTCTGTAGAAATTTTCCCTACTTTGAGACATCATGCACTGATACCCTGAAATATAGACAGGGGGCATTGCCGTAAGGTATAGATTTACTGGAAAATCATATGCCGGCTGGTTGACATTGGTAACAAACTGATAATTAACCCGTAGAGATTCTAATCTAAGGTGCTCCGGCATGTCGAAAACGTAAAATGTATTCACATACTCGTCTATCTGAGCGTCTGATATCTGCGCTGTAGATGGCCTGCCAGTCATCTTTCTTACCTTGCTTCGAATCGCCGTGAGATTGCTTGGTGCTGTCATACAACTCTAGGGGTTAATTGGTATTGGCCCGATTGTTTCAGGCAAAATATTGTTGTTATTTATGGTCGCACAGTCTAGCGTAAGGGCGTTTTCTCCAGTTGGGATGACCTGTGCAATATATTTTTGATCTATTGGATCTATAATATGAACGAATGGGTCAAAATCTCTTGAGTCTACGGGAATCGAAAATCTGAATGCTCCAGTTATTTCTATCTCTCCTTCGTATCCGTTGAGTTGTTGCATGCCACATTGTATTGGAATATTTAACTTTACAACCTGCCCTGCGTTAAAACTATGGTTTACGTGAGTCCACACTTCAGTTGATATACCCGTGATAATGTCTACAATAACGTTCTGAGTCGGGATAAAATAATCTGGAGCACTCATAAAAAAAGCCTACATTGCGACATCAAACTCGAGAGAATCAAAGGAATATCTTTTATTCCATTTTCCAACGCCGACGAGAGGAACTGGTATCCCCTGTCCATCCAGGTCCGATTTAGGGGCAGATTTTCCATTTTCCCATATAAAGGCATTCGTTGGGTATTGACACGTATAAATTTTAGCATTGCATCCCTCAGCTGATATATCGACCCCATTTAGGTGCCTGGCGACATAAAGAGGTATGTCATACATTTCGCCATCTATCAATACTTTATCAAAATCTGGGATTCCAGGGTATTTGCGAATCTGCAATTTTATATTCCCCCCTGGCGACTCGTGATTGCGAAATCTTCCCTTGACCATTTTTGTTTCTTCGGCAATGAGCCTAGAGAGCTTCTCCCTCGCCTTGTCTTTCCAGGTTGGCTGAAATATCGGGAGAATATCAGCTTCCTTTTCAACAATTTTCTGTTCTATAACCTGTTCATCATCTTTTTTGACGAACTCTTCTTTTAAACTTTTTTTTTGTATCACCATGAAACACTCCTTATTTTGGGTTTCAACGGCAATATTTCAAAAAATGTATATAAATTAAAGTAAAATATTTATTGAAAGAATGGGGCCTCAGAAGAGAGACCCCAAAATAAAGACTATATAGATTGACCACGACGTGCAAGCCACTGATAAACCTTACCAGTAGTTTGAACTCCTGTTCCTACCATTACCCCCGTCTGCGATATGTTCTGCGTCGCATCATCGAGTAGATTTTGATAGGGTACTGCAGCTGTTTCGCCCATAGGAATGACCTCAGGGACGTCAACGCCAACTGCTGCTACGGCAGAGGTCGGGAATGCAAACGGTGTAAAGGCAGTTGAATCAATATCAACTGTAATTGTGTTTGTACATCCGCCAATTGCTGTTCCAATGGCTGAAATGTTGCCATGGAGCCCATCAATTTCAGTCATCCCATACGCTGCCGGCATTTTAATCTTGACATGCTGGCCAACGGTGTATAGGTGAGTTACGTTAAGAGCAATTACAGTTGTAGCGCCTACTGTAACAGCTGTGATTCTGCGGACAATAGGATAGTACCGTGGCAAGAATGGTATAATCCTGATAAATCCAGCAGTTGCGGGGGCTGCAAAACCCGCTGCAATGAGGTTCTGAGAGGTTTGCGTGACACCAGGGTTGACGGCGGTTACCGTAAAATCCCAGCCAGCAACTTGTAGCATACCTGTAGTGCCGTATACTCTCACAACGTCCCCAACAACAGCTGGAGAGGCAGACGAGATAACACCAGGGCTAGCAGCTGTAATCGCCGTGACGGCAACTGCTGCTGAAGGTGTTTGATTCGCGGTATCAGGAATAAATGTGAAACCAGCAGTTGTGACCATTGACTCAATTGCCAATGTTGCAGCTCCGTTTGTTTTCAAATTTAAATATGCAGATCCAGCAGGTAACGCAGAGTAGCTTTTTGCCCTCATCACCTGAGTTGTCGCGCCAGCATCGCCGATGTCGGTAATGTTGACTGTTTCAAAATAGTCATATCCAGTTGGCAACGGAATAAATCTTGCGTTTCCATTGGATAAGAAAGTGCCTGTTAACATACTGTGAATAGATGTACTCATTTTTTAGCCTCCTTATGCCAATGTCATACGTAAATTTAAAATCCACGAATCGTTGAGAATTCTTGGTACTTCAGCAAAGCGGTATCCAACTGAGTAATTCATCGCAAGCGGTGAATCGTAGATGGCTGGTCTGTAAATAAAGTTTGCACTGTATCTGTCTTGCAGAATTGCAGCTACAGACTCGCGCCCACAGCAAAAACAGTTGTAGACGTCAGCACCAAGCATTGATGCGGATGGAGTTACAGAGCCTACGCTAGATAGTAAAAATCTAATGTTGGCAATTACACCCCATTCGCTATCTAACGTGTTTTGTTGGTTCGCGTAATTCCACTTTTGTATAAATCCGTTAACTCTATCTAACTGTCCGATTAAATTAGTATGAGCTAGTCCAAAGTATGCATCACGTACTGGAGCGGTTCCAAATTTATTTTCGCCACCCTGCCCAGAAACAAAGCTGAAGGCATTATTTCCGCGCAATGTTCTCACAACATAGTCTACGTCACTCCTTGTAATCTCTGTTGGGTTATCCCCGTCTGCTCCCCCTACGCAGTTTACAAATGTACTCGTAGCCTGCATCATGGAGCGCATTAGCTCATCTTCGGTTTGGCGTAAAGAAACGCCTAATCTTATCGTGGCTTCGTTCAGAGCAGGGTCTTGATTTTGGAGCGTGACTTGTTCGTTCATCCAAATATACGTTCCATAGAAACTCATAACAGCGTCAATATTTAACGCTGAGAGTGTCTGTGGAGCCGGTAGTACCCCAGTGTTTCCAAGCGGAACGGGACAGGTTGCCAATGGGTTGTAACGCCTCATCCGTAAAGTAGTTCCACCATTAGCTGGCATGTTTTTTAATTCTGCCGGAATTTTGTGTACCAAAAATGGTACAGGCACGGACAAGAGTTTTTGTGAGAAACTCTGCTGGACCGGTGCCGGTAACAAACTAGTAGTTGTTATAGTCATTTTTTGAATCCAAGGTAAAAAAAACCCAGATTATAGCCGTCTTGCACACTCTTGCATTTCTTTATAAAGAGCGTCCTTGACTTCCTGAGTAAGCCCGTTGTCGAACTTGCTCACGTTGCCAATAGCACTCGATTTACCCACTGCCTGCACTGAAACAGGTTTTTTGGCATTCTCAATTGCTCGTGCTTTTGAAGGATGTTGTATTGCCATTTCTCCAATTCCCTGCCTTTTAAGCATCTTGTAGGCAGCTATCGCCTGCGCGTATGGGTCTTGCGCTAGTGCGTACAATGACTGCGCTAGTTCTGGGTCTTGTTGTTTCAATAATTCGATACTATCTCGAGTTACAACGTCCTCGAAGTCGGGATATCGAGCCTTGACTCTGTCGTCAACCGTGGCTGCATCGCGCTCTCTGATTGTCTCTTCAGCAACCTGCCTCGCCGTGTGTCTAGCAAGATTTTTCGCCTGCCGTACTGTGACTATATCGTCATCCGAGAGTTTGCTGAGGTCTTCTTCAGGAGGGGATGGTTCGCGGTTGCTTTGGAGTTTCTGGATAAGATTATCCTGCTCTTCAGCTCTACGTTCTAACTCCCTCATTTTCCTGCGAGTCTCGTTCCAGTTGTACTCTTGATCGCTGATCACACGCTCTTGAGGCCTAACCGATTCCTCTTGCAAGTCGGGTTGGTCTGCTGATTCAGTGGGAGTTGCGGACTCCTCGATTACGCTATCTGGTGTTCCTTCTTCAGTCATGATTTCCCTTGGGTTGCGAGCCCTGTTACGCTAGTTATAAAAATATTGAGTCAGACTCTTACGGAGTCAACGAATGTTTTTAACTCAATAATTTGCTTGATAACGAAAGGGAGATATTTTGTCAAATAATTTATGTACACATAAATTTTGAATATGACATGGAAACATGCACAGAAAATGACGGTTTTCTATATGCGTTTGCATAGAATATGTAACAAAAGCACCCAGAGAAGAGAGTTGGGTGCGTCTGTTACATTAGTCCCATACGGACCAGTCGAACGTGTAGCTGTCTTTGTCTAGCTTCCTTGAAAAGCATGCCTCAACCCACTTCACAAGCTCCTCGTCAAATGAAGATGGCGATCGAGCTATGTCAATGCACTCAGAAAAACCGGGGATTGACCATAGAGTTTTTAAAAGACCAGCGTGTGAGTCGACCATGTAGAGCGTCTTAGTCGCATTGCCGTATTGCTCTACCATGTCAAATGCATGAGGCGGAGTCTGCCTAGGAATCAAATAATTTCTTACTACGTTGTTTGCAAAAAACTCTTTCTTTGTCAAAACCAATATATAGAACGGGTTTTCATACTTGCTTTTATGCTTTTCTATGCAGTCCTCCATCGCCTTGACGAAATCGACTGCTGCACTGTCGAGTACATCCCCTACTGTCTGCTCTGGCTGGGCTGTCGACATGATATCGATAACAGCTTGACCCACCCTGGCCCCCTTTGAACCAAAACGATTGTAGCTATATTGCGAGTGTGTTTTTTCCGACATCGCAACCCCGCTATTGGTGGAATGGATTTAGAGTCTTTACATTGCCAAACTTTTTCTTTATTTTTTTTGGCATTACAGAGAGCTTTTCTTCTTTTAGCACGTGAGGTTTGTAATCCGCCTTGATGCTGTGAACAGATTTTTTTGCCATTAATGCGCTCTCCCACTGTGCTGTCCAGATTTAATAGATTTCATAAACAATTTGTCCTTCTGGATCCCCTTAGAAGCCTCTTTTATATCTCCCTTGAGGTGTGCAGTTACTTTTTTAGGCATCGCTTTTTTCATCATGCCAGTAAATAACTTCTTGTCTTGCTCTTGATCTTTAATTCCTTTCATTTTTTCCCCACTCTTTAAATTCAAAAGAATTTTCTAATTCATTTCCCCATATATCCCAACCTGGCGTTGCTTGTCTAGCAAATAATTCAACTCTTGGAACGTCGCCATGAACTGATATGATGACGTCTCTAAATTCTTTTGGCTTTTGAGAGTGCTTATTTTGCCTTTTGTACGTGAACCAACAGGTCTCAGATCGTTTTATTATTTGAGGATGGCCCTTTCTACAGTATAAAATATGTTCTGTAGTCTGGCAAAAAGTTCCTCCAAGGCCAAGACCCATTGGTTTTTTAACCCAGGTTAGTAGGCAAGAAGGACTGAAGCCCCAACTTCGAGCTACGTCATAAGATTTTTCAATGTGTTTGTTTATTACCCAAAGGTATAATACACAATCTTTGTCTGATATTTGTTGAACTGGGAGACTTTTGATTTGATCAATAGTAATTTTTTGATAGTCTTTTGATCCAGGCTGATTTGCTTTCCATCTATTAGATTCCTTATTCCCCCTTGCTTCAAAAGTAACAGGCCAAGGGGGATCTGCATAAATAATTTTATACTTCTTCCCCTGAGCCTCTAATTCTTCCATTTTATAACTCAGTATGGTGCAGGCAGCTGTCTAGGCCGCGTTTTAGCTGTGTTTTTCTTCTTGGGAAGTTTGATCCCCTTTTCTCTCATGACTTGTTCAGCTATTTTTTGTGCCTTGCCAACAGGCCGTATCATGACCATTAGTGCTGGCTCGAGATATTTTTCTTAATTTTGCCTTTAGAACGATTTGTCGACTCGTCGATGCCTGTAATGGTGTCATCTAAGTCTGCGTTAATCCCCTCAGTCTTGGGATAATCGTGCATTACGACCTCTGTAGGTAGGTTTGCGTGGCCTTTGCTGTTCTTTCCGAATTCTTTCATTGACTTGCTCATGGTATTCCCTCCAAGGAATATTTTTACTTGATATTCGCAGTCTATAAAATAAAATATTTTTTGCGTATAGGAAAATTTCATCAATTGCCAGAAAATACGCCATCAGTATGATATTTACGTGCAACATTAGGGGCGTCTAGCGTAGGCGTCCCTTTTTCATGCCACCTGTTGCTGTTGTCCCGCCTGTTGTTGTGCCATTTGCTGCTGTTGCTGCTGTTGCTGGCGCTCTATCTGCATATCGGCTATCTCTGCGTTGGCCTTGTCATGGTCATGCTGTGCCTGTTGCGTGCCGAGCATCGCCTTCATCGCCTCTGCAATTTGCGATATGTCCATTCCCTCGATCTCCTTTACGGCCTTGATGAGATTGAGGAATGCGCCCGTTTTGTCTTGCTCTGATTTTTCCATCCTCTCGATCGCCGTGGCCTGGTCTAGACGTATCTTATTCAGCCTCTCTTGAGCCTGCGCATGCTGAGCGTCTGCAAACCCCAGCTTCGTCTCGTTATCGACTTGGGCAGCCTGTAATTGCATTTGCGCCATTTGCTGCTGTTGCTGTTGTTCCGCCTTCTCCTGAGCGTCAATTTGCTCCATCAGATCGTCTTTATCGGGTAGCTGCATGTTTTTGAGGAGGTAGGAAGTCGGAATTGGAACACCCATCTCTTTTAGATATAGGCACTGTTGGAATGCCAATTGTTTTTGGGTTGCAGTTAGTGGAGCCTCCTCCACCATGGCGTCGTACTTGCTAAATGCCCTGTTGTAGAACTCCTGTGATGGCTCTTCAGAGATAATTCGAGCTACTTTGCCTGGCGTCCAGTTGGCCTGGATGATGTCTATGCAGAGTTTACCAAGTATTTTTTGCGATTGATCGAGGTTATCAAAAAGCCCCTGAAGAGTTACGAGCCCAGCACCTTGCCGTAGGAGAGATAATATGCCGGCTTTTTCGTCGGAGGCACTCCCCAAAAGTTCTTCATTAACTCCTGTGATTTGATTAATCTCATTGCCTAGAGTTTCCGCTAGCTGTAACATGCTGGGAGGTATCTGTGGGGGCAAAATCTGCTCAACGTCAGTCATTTGAGCTTCCGCCTTGAGTGCCAACCCCTTCCCTTGGCCGCTGAGAAAGACATCTTTTGGATTCACAAGAGCATTTTCTTTGTATTTCCATCCAGAATTTATTTGCGACTCGAGCAACTCAAGATTAATGATCATTTTCCTATTATAAAGAAATTGTGCATCGCGCGCGTCTCTAATAATCCCTCTAACTCGTAAAGGAAAATATGGAATCTCAGGCATGTAGTACGCCCATACAGGCACGAATGGATAGTTATCTATACCTAGCGGATTAGGCCCATGATACATGACTTTATTTTGAACAACTATTGCCAGCTTTACGGTAGGTATCTCGTTTTTGACTACAATAGTCTGTGGATACATGCCCAGAAACTCGCCTAAGTCATCATCTTCACCGCGCCATTCGATAGTCTCCCCTGTGTCTGTATCTACAATGATCTTTTGCGAGCGTGTGGAGAGATACCAAAATTCGTCGTAGGTTAATAAATCTTGAGAGCTATATGCGTATGACTCAGGCATGAATTGAAATTTGCCGTCTTTATTCCCATAGCCTATCATATTCTTTATTTCATCTTCCCGACCGGGGAGTAGAGACATTACTTGTTTTCTGCTCAAGTATTTTCTAGTTCTGATAGCATTGCAATCTGACAAGTCTTTTTTCTTAAAGTGTGGATCCAGGACATAGGAATTAAATGAACAATTGTCCATTTTGATATCGCCGTTGACGGGGTCTTTTGAGTAGTCAAGCCAAACGGACATTATGTTCATTCCGCAGATACATGCCCCCTCAAATGCTTCTGAGATGGTTTCCAGAACGGAGCCGAATGTATTAACGTGGTACAGTAATTTTGTAAATTGATCTGCCGTCTCCTGAGAGTCATCATGCACAGGAATTACCATCGTCGATTTTCGGTGCTGCCTCTGATAGCCTGATACCATGTTGACAACACGGCGTAGACGATTAAAGCTATATTGTTTCTTTCGAAATATCGGACCGCCAGCGTAGATATCGTTATATAGCGTCTGATCTCCAGCGACAGAGCGCATGTCGATATCAGCCTCCGCCCAATAACTTTGATTAATAGTAATATATTTATTGTACGTATCGTCCATCATCTTAAGAATTTCATAGTCATTGTCAACGTAGTACGTATCAGATAATTGAGGAAAAATTGACATACAGTCCTGGAGTTGTAATTTTTTCTTTACAATACTCGCGAAGACTGATTTTATTCAAATGTCTGTAAAAAATGGTTGCGTAAAACATGAGAGGCTGGCACGGTTTTGAAAACTTGCGAACAGAGTCAACAGCCTCTAAGTATGAGTATATAATACTTATATATTCTTCTTCTTCAGAGGGTGTTGGAGTGTTCATAAGTTACATTTTACGAATGTATATCTATGTTCATAACATTGTCGAGGAATGTTCAAAATGGAAGAAGCTACACAGGAAAACTTAGATCTATGCAAATTGCGAACAACAGAGTACATGAATGCGATCATGGATTGTTTGTCGCTAGAGATGGCAAAAGTCGAACCGAAAAACGATATCGAATGCTCCATTGATGGGTCATCGGTCATCAATGCTCTTAAGGGAGTGCTATTTTGTACTGTGTTCAGCGGGCCGTTGGAAAAGGAAGCGAAGAAAGAGATATTGAAAGAGCTTTCTAGAGAAATCACCATGATAGAAAATGCGATTGACAAGGCATAGGATGACCTTGTCGTCGGAGGGAAAGATAATCCCGTGCATGGAGAAAACAATGTGCCAGCTAGTATTTAGTAACATAGATATCGTTCGATCTCCGTCTATCTATGACATCAATGAAGTTTATGAAAAAGAGAATATCGCCTCGCTTGAAAACCAGAATGCTATAAATGAAATGCACTCTATTGATAAAATAGATGAGAAAAAACAAGAAAATGTGGGGGAGAAATGAGTTTTCGTAGGAGCGATAGCATGAAGTACCTAAATTTAGGAAAAACATCGGATGAATTAGATGTAATCAGAGAGCGAGCGCTGTCATACTGTGATGCGATGACTGATTTAATAGTCGACGAATACGGAAAGGCAGACCCGAAAACAATTGAAGAAATTTCAATTGAACTGTCCGCAATTTTTCACGCGTTGAATATAATGTTACTAGAGAGGGTTTTTTCTGGCGAGTATAGAAAAAACACCAAAAAAGAAATGCTGAAAGTGATTTCAGAGCACATTGTCCGGTTGGAAACATTAATCGACGAGACGGAATAGGAGGGAAGAGATGGTTGTGAGATTTATAGGATTCACTGATTACCACTTTTTAAACGCGGAGTGTATTAAAGAAATTTACATAGACTCGACAGAAAGCGTAACATCAAATATTTACTTGGTCAAAATTAAAGATAAAGACGATAGGGAATATTTGTATTCCAAGTGCGACTCGTACAAAGAAGCAGCTGCAGCGGTTATGAAAATTATCGCTAATTTAAGGGAATAGGAGGGAAGAGATGGGAGTAGAAGAAAACGAAAAATAGAAATATTATTCGAAGAAATAATTGATTTAATGGCCGTTGAATTAAATATAGATGTAGAAAAGGGTCTAAAAATATCGCTAGATGCAATCGCATTTGTTATTGTGTGTTTGGCTCATAAATATGAAATTGGGAATGAAAATATTTTTTTAAAATATATTATAGGAAGGACAAAAGGAATTAGTATTGAAATGATTCCATTGCCAGATCTCGAGGGAGAAGACATGCGAAAATGGCTCCAAGCAAGGCATAATAAGAATACCTAGGCTGCAATCTTATCTGATTTCCCGTTAGTCAAAAAGCTACTCTTCTTCTTCGCTGAAACTTCCCATTTCTCCAAAAGTGCCCTCACGTCGGGCTCTGAACTGGTAAAATTGATCTCTTCTTTTTGGCCAAGATAAAATCTGCCCAGAAACATGAGCATAGAGGCGTTTCCGCTCATTGCACACTTCCATTGAGCACGCCGAAGTGACTCGTGGCCTGCCTCACGAGCCTCTTTAATAATTGCGGAGAATCTGTCGTGCAGTGTATCAACGTTGCATCTCATGACGGCTGCAATCTCAGCATTTGTACACTGGATAGATGCTAACTCTCTGATTTGTTCTTCATCAAGCTCTTTTTTTGGTCTTGCCATTTGCCCCTCTTGGTATATGTCTGGATTATGCACTCACGAAACATTATGTCAACATATTATTTTATCAACATGTTCCGCTATTGAGTTCTTGACCTATATAATTGTATAGTTGTATAATTGCCATGTAGCAAAGAAAAAAAGAAAAGGTCAAAGGTATGGAAATAAACATAAAAGTTTGCAAAGAAAATCTGGAAAAAATTCAGAAAATCCTTGATGGGATTAACGGTAGTGCGTCACGACATACTATCACAAGTTCCAGTGAAATTTTAAGTTGGGCAGAGTTCGCGGAGACGTATGTCTATAAACTGTTGAACAATAAAAAATCGATGGTAGGGGTCATCTACGATTACACATCGGGGTATTCGGTGGCACGGTGTTATAAAGGAACGAGAATAGCAATTAATTTTAAAATTGTTAGAAAATCCACAGCATGGTTTTTGATCTATATCGAGAGAAAAGAGCTATGGCAACATGCTGGTCCTGAAGTTTTTTATTTTACTCAAGAACAAGACGAAATTGCTGTAAGGCATTTAAGAACCTCATACGTTATATGTAAAAAACGTATTGAAACAAACGAATAGTCATTTAATATTTATGATGACATTTTAAATTTAATTATGTGCAATTGAAGACCAAAAAAAGTAAAAATTATGTAATAATTATAGGCAATTAAAATGAATTGTGAAAAAAATCTAGTTTCATTTGTAAAAGAGGATTTCGGAATATTCGGCATTAAATTTCTTCCTTTTAGCGACGGGGCTAAAGAGGCTTGCAAACTTGCCAGCTATTATGACGATGGATATATTTATATCGATAAAGATCAGCTCGAAAGAATTGACGAATTAATGTTTTATTTAGAACTTAAAATAATAATATACGATGATTTTAAACTAGCAATTGCCGAAAGAAACAAATAATATAGCTAAACACAGTGACCAATGGCGGTGAGGAGTTAAATCACCGCCTGGCCTATTACGCGGGAGGAGAAATTGGCTTATCAAGTTCTTGAATCAACAGTTTTATTTCTTCATCAAAATTACTTGGCACTGTAGGCCCCTTGCTGTCGACAACATACCCGCATAGAGTCCCGCAATCAGACCAACCGCCGGATGCACCATTAGCTCCTGGCTCCAATTGGTTGCGCTCGTGGTCATATACTCCATGTGGCCAGCCACTTATTGGGTAACATGGGTGGAGATCACTCTCTGAGATTGCTGCATTCAGAGCTATTGGAGCTATCGTCATGCATGCTATCAGTATTTTCTTCATATTTTTCCCTTAACTTATGTCGGTATTTGATTAGCTCAATGGCTTTTTCATACAGTCTACCTCTGTCCTCAAAAAAATAGACATCCCAGCTATCTATTTCACCAAAAATATCTTCATCTTTCGTCATCTTTGGGCCCAGTGTATACGTCGAGGTAATTGTCTAGGTTATATTCATCGTCAAATCGATTATCTCGCTCAGAACGTGGAGTGTATACCTGGATGTCATTGACTTCCTTGATGTCGCTTTTGAGAAAATACACGCCCCTCTCGCAAGCTCTTAAGCATTTTATTTGAATCTCCTCGCCTGGCTTAAATGCAGCTGGCCAAACATTGTAGTAATACAAAATAAATGCACCGTCCCTAAATACCGCGGAATCTACAGACTCTACATAGTATCTTTTTGGTTCTGCATTGTCTTTTGAGAATAAATTTAAACTTAAGATGAAAGAACAAAATATAAGCCCTAAGAAAATCGATCGGCGTCTCATGTATCCTCCAAAATTTAACCATGAAGATCGAATATATTTTAAGCGCCAATTTTTTGGTAGCTATTTTATTTTAGCAGTCGACCTCGACGAGCGCCAATTTTCAACCTTGTCTCGTAAAATACACTGAGCCATGGATACAATCGCCCTTTCTAGCCAGCCTGGCTTTTTCTCTCTTTTCTTAGCTGATTTTGATTTTGCCACTTTAAAGCCTCTACATTCAATTTATATACCTCATTGGTGGAGTTACACCACCCTATACACGATCGTTCAACTGGTGGCGATTTAGGGGCCTTAGAAGCCCGTTCTTGGTATGTCTTTGAACTTCGAATGTACTTTATCGAATTCCAGCGAGACTTCACCTGTCGGTCCATGGCGATTTTTCAGAATATAAACTTGCGCCTCTCCTGTCCTGTCAAATTCATCATAGGCATCACGTCGCTCCATTGCCAAAACAATATCGCTGTCTTGCTCAATAGCCCCACTCTCTTTTAGGTCACTCAGCAATGGCTTATGACAAGTCCGCTCTTCAACTTTTCTAGATAGCTGAGCCAGGCAAATAACTGGTATATCGAGTGTTTTAGAGAGAGATTTTAATAACCTAGTAGTTTGCGCAATCTCCAGATATCTATATTCTGCTTTACTAGACGGGGCAATTAGTTGTAGATAGTCTATAAAAACGCATGATATATCGAACATTTCTTTTGCCCGTTTGACTTGGGAGCAAATATTCTCAATGGTAATCGACGAAGAATCGTTGACGATCAGCATGCCTCTATCCACGCTTTCTATTGATTCACTAAGTTTCTTTATCTCTTCTAAACTAAGTTTTGCAGATTGTATTTTACTTTGTTCTATACCAGAGAGTTGAGAGAATAATCTATATTCTAACTCTTGGTACGACATTTCTAGTGAAACAAAATATACCGATTTCTTCCTTTTTGCCATCGATACAGCCATGTTCAGAGCCAATGCCGTTTTCCCAACTCCTGGACGAGCAGCTAGCGTGACCAGCCTATTCCCGCCTAGCCCACCAAGAAGAAAATCTAAATCTTTTATCCCCAACTGCACTTTTTCTGGCATAGCCCTACTTTCGGCGATGATACTCTCCAATTCGGCAATGGTTTTTTTGCTCTCCTCTCTAAAATCTATCCCTACTGGCCCATTTGTTATATCTTCAATTTCAGATAGTAATCTTTTCATTCTATCCAGTATATAGCTACTTCTTACTTTATTCTCTTTATCCAATTCTAATTTAAAAATAGATTCTAACTTCTCGAGCTTCCTGAATAAAGACCACCCTTTGACGATACCAACGTAATGCTCCATGTCGTATGGATCAGAGACATACTGAGATATTATTTTCATTACCTCAGCAGATCCACCCATGCTGTCTATAGAAAATTTAGCAGCTAGAGTCATCACGACTTTCGATACTCCAGGTGTAGTTCCCTCTTTATACAACTCAAGAAGAACAGAGAATATATTTTGGTTAGCTAATGAATAAAAATCTTCTATCTTTAGATTTTCTGTTCCATAGCATAACAAATCGTTACTTTGCGTCATTCCCGATAAAATAAAAGATTCTGAAATCTGACAATTGTTATTTCTCATCTTTGTCTCCTCAATTTGCAGCACTGTTTAAAAAGGTACGCGACAATTTTTCGAATTTTAATTCCACCTCTTGAGTGTTGATGAACGATTTCTAGAGCATTTGCGATGACAGTGGGGGAAAAACCGAAGAAATACTGCACGTCGTCTTGGTGGATTCTAACTTTTTGCGAGCCAATAGTGAATGGACGGCTTAAAAACTCCTTCGTTTTAGCTACCATTTCTGGACGACCAGGAGTTGGAGGCGACAATTTCGGGTCCGTCATCTCTCGTGGCAAGTTTCTTACTCCAGGCTCTTTTTTTTCTTCAGAAGATGAAATTTTCAATGAGGAGCGAACTGGCTTAGCCCATTTCTCCCGTTCGGGAAGCTCCTCTCTGTGTTTTATCTCTGTGTTTTTAGTTGTATTATCTAGTGGTAAACTTTTACCATGGGTTGACACATTTTTTTCCACCCCCTTGGTAAGAGTTTTACCACCATATAAAATCTTTGATTGAATTTCATTTTCTAGAGACATTTTTTCTGGACCATACGCCTTCTCATGGTTCTGCCTAGTCCCCCATGCCTCAGCTAGCCAGATTTTCCTGATGAAATTGTACTCGAGCTCGATTACGATAATTCCAGCTTTAGAAAGATGTGACAAATAATTTCTTATCGTTTTTTCACATACGCCGGCACATTGAGCTAAATACTTATTTGTAGCAAAGCAGTATCCAAAATTAGATACCAAGTCAACGATGGTTAAGTAAAATATTTTTTCAGCTGCTGAAATAGATTTGTGACTTGCAACATAATCGGGTATAGTGCGATAATAGCCGGGCATTGTTTATCCTTTTGTAGTGAATTGGGGTGGCAATGTTTATCCTTTTGTAGTGAATTGCAATGTTTATCCTTTTGTAGTGAATTGGGGTGGCATTTTTTATCCTTTTGTAGTGAATTGGGTAATTTTTCGTTCTTTTGGGCTGATAGAAATTGATGGTCTTTCAGCCCAGTTTTTGCCAGTCTCTGCTCTAGGGAAATTTACTTCAATATATTTTGTCCAAGTTGCCTTGGGTTTCTTCCCAGAGACGATGTATTATATCCCATCTTTTTTCCCATCGTTCATCAACCCAAATATGCCGAATGTAACCTCGCATATACTCGACTTTGATGAGATCCAAAGAAATAAGTTTTTTAAAATAATTCCTAATAGTTCTAGCTGAAACTTTAGATTTCTGTGCAAAATATTCATTTGTCTCAGAGCAAAAACCATATCGGTTTATGTGGGACAAAATCAAAGAGTAGAAAATAATTTCGCCAGAATTTAAATCGGGATGACTTGCAATATATTCAGGGATTATGCGATCATTCGGGAGCATAGTTTTGTCCTTTGGCTGTGGTGATTTGAACTCGTCCACAGCCATTTTTTTTCTATCACTATCTACAATCCGGCAATTTCTTGCAATGAAATCTTAGTGATTGCCCATAGAGTAGTTCTTCCGCAGCCAATCCGAAAAATGAGCCAGCAATTTTGCCCTACCGTTTTTATTCCCAAGCATATCATTTAATCGTGGGAACAATTCTATTTTACTCTTCCAGTTTTCTAGATAAGCGAGCATATCTTCGGGTAAAATTTGTTCACATTTGCAATTATCGACAAGAATTTTAATCACTTCATTAGCCAATTTAGCCAGATCTGTTTCTTGTCTCTCAACATGCTGTAGAATTTCAGCTGGTTTCTCCTCTGAGCTGGTCTCTTCTACCTCTATTGTTTTGCCAGCTTGTGCCATCTCCTCATGGATGTAAATACCCCCTAAATCTGCCGGGAATGCCTTGCGCAATGCTCTAGCCTCTGCGCATTTTGACAACATCACCTCCGGCATTTTCTTCCAGAATGTTGACGGCTTTTCAGGGCGATATTCTTGCATAGACACTGAGCCCGTAATCTCATGCCATACTCCGTCTGGGGTCATCTTCTTTACAAACGCGGTGGCCCTGGTTACATTGCCAGCCGTGTCATATTCATATACCGCGTCTTGGCCTGGAGCATATTTTCCGCTACGCTCTGCAATTAGCCGAAAACCATCTATGCCCGTCTGTGTTGACCTACTAGCACCTCGTGGTATCGAGTATATCTGTTTCATGAGCGGGTCTAGCCCAGTACGCTTACAGGTATGCAAAAATAGCTCAAATTCATCGTCTGAGATATACCCAGCGCATACGGTACGTTTAATCAACTCTCGTTTCTCGAGATTTCGTTGTTCTAACTCTCGTAACTCTACACCGGACTTGAAATTAACTAATGACGTCGTCATATACGTCTCCTCTCTACTTGTGTTTTTTGAAAAATATCTATTTATTTCGCTGATAGCAAGACTATTTTCTAATCTCTTTATAGAATTCCAGCAAGTTTTCTAGGCAATTTATTTTAAACTGTAGACTAAGATTGCAGAATTCTAGCTCGAGAATTTTTTGTCTATAATCTATAGAGGCAAAAAACTCATCTTCTGGTAGGCTATTTGATTGTGACATCATATGAAATTTTCCTTTCTTTGTTGTCTGCTTGCGGGACTTTTCGCAACTGGCCCGCAAGTTTTTTTACTCTACTTTTCTACTTTTTCTTCTTACTATTTTGGGGTTTTTCTCCACATCTTCAATAAATACTGCTATGTCATTTAATCGCAAAATTTCCACCATTCGCTCAGATAAATTATCTCTAAACGATAATTCAGCTAGCATTTTTGCAGAGCTAGAGATTGGCACGTATGTATCCCTCCCGCCTATTCTTTTTAATCTAACCACAATTTTCTCCATTTTATCCCTCCTTTAATGGATTATACTTTCTGTAAACTACTAATGCTGAGTGGCATATAGCCATGTTATCGGTGGTATACTCAAACTCAAATGTCTTCGGCATTTTACCCTTGTTATTCAGCTGTACAAAGATAAATTTACTACCAATATTTGGTACGTCATTTTGCCTCATGAGATAGTGGTAGAATGTCCCCTGAAGCTCCCACGATACCCTCCCCTTCGGCGTTAGAGTATGCGTGGTTTTCCAGTCGCACATTACTAGCTCATTAGACTCTGGATATTTGAGCAATACGTCAATCTGCCCCGTGATTTTCAGCACATCATCATAATACCTATTTTCGTTTGCCACCACTTTTGCCCCGCTAGCTGATTGCCATTCTAGGTAGCTGTCAAAATATGGCTGCACCTCTTCTCTAACATCGCATGGGATACAGCTATTGTGTAAATCTATGGCCTCATGCAGCTCAACGCCTATTTGCCGTTTGTTTTCCAAAATCTCAACTGGTATCCCGCCGAAGTCATTCCATGGCTTGAGAATCTCTGTCACTCTCGTATACCCGTCTTTTATTTCATGGCTCACACTGTCTCCTAGAGTCTTATTGTTTTTATGCTACTGTCTTACGAAACAACTATACAATTCTACGTATATATAAGTCAAGCGCATGATGAGAAAAAAAGATTGTTAAAAATTGAGTATCACTTTATGAGTTGGCAAAACTCAATTTTAGGTTGACAATGATAGACATTGAAATTGACGGAAACCCCATCCCTTTAATGCGCACGGGCATAATGAGAGCTGGAAAGAAAACAATTGTCTATGATAGGCAGAAAAATGAAAAAGAGATGGTACAGTGGCAAATAAAATCACAGTACAAAGAACCGCCATTAACGTGCCCAATACTGGTCGACCTTATCTTTCGCATGTACATACCAAAATCTGCTTCAGGGCCTATTAGGAAGGACATGCTGTATGGGATGATTCACCATATAAAACGGCCGGATATCGACAATTTAGTGAAATTTATCTTCGATGTGATGAACGGCGTTGTATTTGTCGACGACTGCCAGGTAGTCACATTATACGCGCGAAAAGTCTACTCAAGCGTTCCTTCCACATTAATTAGAATAAAGCCACTGAGTTTAAATGAAAAAAAACATAAGGGGGAATTAGAGCTATTAGATGAAGACGATAATGGAGAAACCGGATCAGGAGATATACCTCGAGTTGATTTTGAACAGGCGGGATGTATCAAAACTAGAAGAGAAAAAATTCATCTCGACTTTAGTTGAGTGGGGTGACGACATCATTAACGTGAGCATAAGACTAGAGAGAAAGGGAGAAGAAAATGCCTCTAAAGCATGGTAAGAGCAAGAAAATCATTAGTTCAAATATTTCTGAGATGGTAAAAAGCGGCCATCCACAGCCCCAGGCTGTAGCTGCTGCACTATCTACCGCACGCAAGACAGGCAAAAAGGGGAAAAAATGAAACGGGTAGCTGATATCAAGAGAGTAATCAAGCGCGAGAAAATGTACTCAACACTCGCGAGACAGGAGGGGAAATATGCCCTCAAGAAAGAGAAGGAAGAGAAGGGAGAGAACGCGCCAGAAAGCGCCAAAGACAGCGCTCATGAGGCAAAAGTAGCGTTTATGTTCGCAAATAAAAGAAAGAAAATCGTTGAGAAAGAAGAGAAAAAATTACCAAAGAAGGTCAAGAAAAATGTCAACTCAAGAAAAGTATCCTGTTCCTAATGCAGAGGTAAGTCTTAAATTTATGTCTTGGCATTTGAAAGAGACATGTGATAGCGCGAAAGTGACCGCATTAGCTCTCAAAAGCATAGATTCATCATTAAAAACCATTGCAGAATATTGTCAATTGTCCATGGGACAAAGAAGAGTGTCACCCCCTGTCGCTCGCCAAGAGCCCCAATATCGAAATGAAGAAATCCCATTTTAAAAAATTAGAGGAGAGAAAAAATCATGGATTTACTGAATTGGTTCCGAAAGAAAAATACAGCCCCGGTAGCTGATACATCGTGCTGTCATTGCATACCTCCAGAGTACAACACGCCACAGGTATACTACATAAAATTCGGTGACCCAAAAGAAGATGCTCTAGATGTAAGCCAGTTAATCCCCAAAAAAAGAAAGTTTACCAAGCGCAAGAATTTTTCAGGGGAGATAAAAAAATTTATTGATGAACGATGTGAGCTTGACGGGAAAAACTACATCAAAGTAAAAGATTTATATGACGAGTATATCGCTTGGAGTTACGTAAATTCTGTTAAAAGAATAGCCATCGGTAGATTCGGTGCAGCTTTACTGCACTACGGAAAAAAATTAAATATAACAGGCGGTAGGCGAGTTCTTGGGGATACAACGCAGCGATATTATGTTGGGATAAAGTTAAAAAAGCTTTATGTATGACAAGTTCGCTCTCTGAAAAACAGCTCCTTTCTCTCACAGATTCTGATGCTAAAATAAATATATGGGAAGGAGCTGTACGTTCTGGTAAAACATACATTTCGCTCTGGAGATGGCTTAAAGAGCTCACCTACGGTGTTCCTGGCGAGTATTGCATGATCACGAGGACCTACGATACATTCAAAAGAAATATACTACCTCAGCTCATGCAGCTTATTGGAGTGCATGACGTCAGGCACTATAGTGGCAAACGAGAGTTAGTTATATTCAACAAGAAAATTCACATTATCGGGGCGGACGATGAAAGATCAGAGAGTAAAATTCGAGGAGCGACTTTCTGCTCTGCCTATGTCGATGAAACAACGATAATTCCCGAGACGGTATTTAGGATGCTCATAAGCCGTTGTTGCATGGGCAATTCTAAAATATTTGCTACTACAAACCCTGATAGCCCCTACCATTGGCTAAAGAGGGATTATCTAGACGGAAATCCAGACGTTAAAAGTTGGAAATTTACGCTAGACGACAACCCGCAATTGACAGAAGATGAAAAAGCATACCTCAGGAGACAGTATAAGGGCATATGGTTTCAGAGATTTATCGAAGGGAGATGGGTGCAAGCGGAGGGTGCAATCTATGATTTTTTCGACAGCATCTTGCATGTAATAGATTTCCCGCCAGGACCAGCAGAGTGCTATATCGTCGGGGTGGACTATGGCACGGTCAATGCGTGCGCTTATGTTCTAATAGGGATAAACAGGTCCAGATATCCGAATATGTGGGTAGAGAATGTATATTATTGGGACAGCAAAATTAAACAACGGCAAAAAACAGACTCTGAGTATGCAGCAGATCTCGCAAAATTTATAACAGGTCATCACGTCAAGGCAATTTACGTCGACCCATCGGCAGCCTCATTTAAATTGGAGCTATCGAGAGCGGGTATATCTAATCTGTACGATGCAGAGAATGAGGTAATAGACGGTATCCGCCTAGTGAGTAAATACATGTCCAATGGCACGCTGAAAATATGCAGAAATTGCGAACCATTAATTAGAGAGATACAGGGCTATGTATGGGATGCAAAATGCGCTAAAACTGGGGTCGACAAGCCAGCAAAAGAAAACGACCATGCCTGTGTTGTTGGTTCAACAAAAGTTCTTACAAATAATGGTGAAATAAGAATCGATGAAATTTCGAAATCTGGAGTTATCGTTAACTTTAATATAGATTTAGGAGTATTTGAAGAAGATAAATTTAATAATGTGTCAATCACTAGGAAAAACGCTGAAATTTACGAATTAGAGTTGCTCGACGGTTCGATGCTTCGCGCTACTGGAGATCATTTGATATTAACATCAAAAGGGTATAAAATGCTTCAAAACTTGACACAATCAGATATGGTGATTAAGACGACGTCGAAGAAAATTGCGAATTTTGCAAAAATAAATTTAAAAGAAATAAATATGATAAAAAAACATGTTGCTCAATGTCCTGTGCAGCAAAATTGCGTTGGTGTAAAAGGCGTTAGAAAAGTTGAAAATGAAGATGTCTATTGCCTAGCGACAGAAAAAAACGGAAATTTTATCGCCAATGGAATAGTTATTAAAAACTGTGATGCCTTACGCTACGCCCTCTTTACGCACTTTTTCGGGAAAGACCATCGTACATTGTCATCACAGGAGCTAGATCGACTCTACAGCGAGGCAATTGGCGGTAGCTCTCTCCCAGCTCCATTTAACGACGTATCGACTGGATACAGGTTTTAATGATTTGAAGCTGGCGTTGGTGCTGCCGTATTCATTTCTTTTATATGATTACTTTTCAACATGTAATCATCATCATTCGATTTTTGCTCTCTTACGATAAAAAGAGATATAAGAACAACAAGCATAATTAGAATAAATATCAATGCCATCACTTTGGCAATAATTGGTATTTCATTGATTTTTGGCAAATCCATAGTTCTCCTAAATAGGTTTAATTGGTACAGCTACGTCGGTATCTACTGTAGCGTCCGTACTCTCCTCAAGGTCAACAACATCAGTTGCAGAGCCATGAGTATCGGTTTGTAGCAATGTAACGGTGCATCCTGAAAACATAGTCACTAAAGCAAACGATAATAAAAATCTTTTCATACTTACCTTTATTGGAATTAACATATTAGGCTCTTGACGCTATCTACAGCCACATTTTAGTATAATATATTTAACAGCCTCTCTCTGGAGATTTTACATATTCTATAGTTTATACAAAAAAAATTGTCAACCATTGTCTCCTGAGATGATGAATTTTTTGTGTCTCAAAATTCTGAGAGATGATATCGTCTATATGACCATTTTTCAGGAGATAATAATAATGAGCTACATACAACTGGAAATAGGCAAATCGGAATCTGAGTTAATATGGACCGCAATAAGTAAGATCGAAAATGCCTTGGGCAACGTGCGGAGAGGTATGTTCAGCAGACATGGGGAGTTATATAAAGAATGTTCTAGTTTGAGACAGGAAATTGACGAGCTCAAAAAGAAAAATCTCGAGCTCGCAAAACAGCTTTATGACGCTTTATTTATCGTGCCGGATGCATTATATTCAGGAGATGATGGGCTGAGGTCGATATCAATGCCGGCTTCGTCCTTAATCAAATCTTCACATGCCTCCTCGATTGGGTTGTCATCACCCCAGAAGTAGACACTTGCTAGCCCGGCGAGAATTGATATTGCGATGATAGCGCCTAGAATATGGTAACGAGTCATTTTGTCTCCAATTTTAGCCTATTTTGTTCTTCAGAAATCCGCTGTTTTCTGCTACGGTAATCGGGTTGAGAGAATACTAGTTTTGCGAATTCATCTTTATTTGTCGGCAGTAAAGATAATCTTTTGGATAACTTAGGCTCCCATTCTTTCTTGAGCGTCGCAAAGCACTCTTCGTATTTATGCATGAGGATGTATTGTAGACGTCTTTTCATGTCAAGTTCAAAGTGATCCTCAACAACGTCATCTTTTATAACCGCCTTCTGAATATCTGTTAATCTGAATAGCTCTACATCGTCAACACTAATTTTCATATATGTTATCACCCCAATAAGTTTACTGAAAAATGCGACCTTTGTATTCCGCCCATGATATCAACAGTTTTTGTACCCCCTCCTACTGTCATACCAACGCTGAGTTGGTCGCCGGCGACACAGCTAGTGCAGATTGTATATATCATGTTGTTGCTAGACTGGCCTAGGAAGCTATATGCAGTTGGCCATGGGTTGCTCTGTTTTAAGAATAAGTTAGCAAAGTTTCTTACAATTGAAGATGCCTCGAGAGTATGCGCAGCGTCTAGGTTGTTGAGTGTCAAATATCCCTTAATTAGGTATATTCCGTCGACTGGACATACGAAATAGCCAGTTGCCGGGTCATAGCTGCCTGATTGGTCATACTCTACAGCGTCGAATACTATTGGCTCAACGGGGGTATTGTTTCCTGTTGCATTGGCGAGTGTCACAGACAAATACGCCATGCTCATAGGCTGTAGTGGGTAGTTTATCGCTCCTGAGACGTACGCTTGCATTATGTCGTTAGCAGTCCCAAGAGTTGTATTATAGCCAAGCACGAATTTGTTTAAATTG